TATGGTTGGTAGGGGAGCATTCCACAGACCGATGAAGGTGGCCTGGAAAGGTAGCTGGAGGGAGTGGAAGAGAGAATGCAGGTTCCAGTCATACTGGATTCGCCCGTTTGGAGAGAAGGGTCTTTGACCCCAACCTTCGTTCGGTCGAGTGTGTTGTTCACTGTTCCAAAGACCGACACTATCGATCGGGTTGCCTGTAAGGAGCCCGATTACAATATGTACTTGCAGAAAGGAGCCGGTGACTTTATACGTCATCGACTTCGGAAACGTTGCAAGATTGATCTTAACGACCAGTCTCGTAACCAAATCGCCGCTTACAAGGGTTCCCTCACAGGTTCCCTTGCGACCGTCGATCTTTCCTCTGCAAGCGATAGTCTTTCTCTCGCTCTGGCTCATTTACTGCTACCTGAAGATTGGTATCAGTATTTGAGTGCAATTAGGGTCTCAACGACCTTAATTGACGGAGAAGAGCACTACCTACGGATGTTTTCATCCATGGGTAACGGGTTCACCTTTGAACTCGAGTCTCTTCTCTTCTGGGCGATATGCTCAGATGCAGTCGAGAGAAGTCGATTGAGCACCGTCGATCCCGTTCTTGTTTACGGGGACGATATCGTGATACCTGCCAAAGCGTACAAAGTAGTGAAGCGTTCGCTAAACTACTTCGGTTTCCTTGTGAACGATGATAAATCGTTTTACAAGGGACCTATACGCGAAAGTTGTGGAAAGCATTACCACAATGGTAGGGATATCACACCATTCTACATCCGTAAGCCCATCAAGAATCAGATGGACCTCATCCACCTCCTGAATAACTTCAGGAAGTGGAGCGGTTTGGATTCCACGTGGTGTAACGAAGATCATTTCCTCTTCTGGCAAAAGTACGCCAAGAGGATCGATCGTCGTTTACACGGGGGCTACGACCTTGGAGATACTAGCCGGTTGGTTAGTTACCCTCTAAGGATTAGCGGGGCATTTCGTCTCGCTAACCCGAAGCGTCGTAGGAATGGTGACCAACTCGGCGACTACCGTAGTTGGCTTCACGATGCTCAGAAGCGTACAGAAGTATCGGAGAGCTCTACTGAGCACTTCGTTCAACTGGGTAACCTCGTCATTCGGCGAGTTCCAGTTGTACTTTTGTATACACTTCCTTTGGAAGTTCCGGTTTGGTCTCAGGAGTACCTGAGTTAACCGGCAAACGGCCCTCTGCGAGGCCTGGGTGGGTGACCCCTTAACGGGGTTCTCTCTAGAGTGTAGC